AGTTTACCGAGGTGAAGGCGTGACCGATAACGCAATCACCAAGCAGCATCCAGCGCCACTCGCAGAGCTAGGCCCCATGCAGCTCATGCAGCAGGCGCTATCGAGCGGCACGTCGCCCGAGGTTATCCGCGAGCTGGTTGCCCTCCAGCAGTCGGTCGAGCGGTTCAACTGGGAGCGCGAAGAGCGTCAATCGAAGATCGACTTCGACAACGCTCTGAATGTGTGCCAGTCCAAGGTTGCTACGCTGGCTCCCAACCAAGGGCGCAAGAGCAAGAGGACAGATACGCACGACAGCATTTTCTGGCTTGATTACAAGGGGTTAGATGAAGCTATCCGCCCAATCTATCTCGCCGAGGGCTTTTCGCTCAGCTTTTCTGAGGTTCAGGAAGTAAAGGATAACTACGTGGGCATGACAGCCACCCTTTCTCGCGGAGGGGTTTCGCGGGAGTATTTCAAGCGCCTCACTCTGACTGCGGCGTTCGACGGAATGCCGAAAGCAGACGCGGAGGCATCGGCCGCATCCCGCGTCAAGCGCTACCTTGTGCTCCAGATTTTCAACATCGCGGTGGGCATCGACAAAGACGAAAAGAAGCCGTTCGAGGATGGAAAGCATCCCGCCGGCCAAATCGGAGAGGCCCGCAGCAATGAACTTTGCGACCACATCGCCCTGGCAGACGGCATGGACGAACTCGGGCGCGTTTACAACAAGGCGCTGAAGGAAGCTGAGCACGATGGCGTCGCCACACTCAAATTCGCGGAGGCCAAGCGCCAGCGCCAAGCGCAGTTGCGGAAGGACGGAAAAGCATGAGACTGAACGGAGAAGGCTTTGAAGGCAGCCGAGATTGAGCGCATCGCCGCCGTTGCAAAGGAGCGTCTCAGGCTGGAAGACGAACAGCGCGAGGCGCGGATCGCGGCGGAGACACGAGCCAAGAACAAAGCGCATCGGCTCAAGATCGACAACGAGGTATTGGGCGCAATTGTCGCGCTCGATATTCCAATGGATCGCGCTCAAGACTTGCTCATCGCTATCGCAAAGGGCGCGGTACCACACGTCAGAATCGAGTATTGACATGAGAATCCTTCGCAACTTCGCACAAGGCACAGACGATTGGCACCAAGAGCGTCTAGGCCGCGCCACCGCATCCAATGCTGCCGCTATCCTCGACTTCACGCAGAAGGGAGTCGAGGGCAGCAAGCGCAGACTCTACCGGCTGGAACTTGCTGCGCAGATACTCAGCGGCATCGCGGTGCAAGACAAGTACGTTTCCGCTCCAATGCGCGCTGGAACGTTTGCGGAACCGACCGCCCGCGCCGCCTACGAGCTTGAAGAGAGCGTAATGGTTGAGCAAGTAGGTATCATCATCGGCGACGATGAGCGCACTGCCTACAGCCCCGATGGACTCGTGGGCGAGCATGGAGCAATTGAGATCAAGGGGCCGACGACGACAACGCACCTTCAAACGCTGGACCTGGGCGCAATACCGGAAGGCAACTTGCCGCAGCTATGGTTTGGCTTCATGGTGGATACCGACTTGGAGTGGATCGACTTTATCAGCCGCGATGGAGGCATGAGCAACGATCCGGCGATGTTCGGCCCGATCCTGCCCAGGCGCTACGTGCAGTTCACCATCCGCCTGCATCGCGCGGAGTGCGAGGCGCAGATCACCAAGATGCGCGAAGCAACAGATAAGTTTCTAGCAGACGTTGACGCGACCATTGAGCGGCTGAAGCAGCGCGCACCAGAGGTTGACGATCCTGAGCGCGTTGCGGAGGACTTCGGGGACCTTGGGCTGACGGACGCGGATATTCAAGCGGTAGATCCAAGCTGGAAAGGAACCCATGCAGATAGCGCAGCAAGTTGAAACATTCACCGGCGTCGTAGAGAATACCATCCCGCACAAGGACATTGGCTGGGTGCGCACCGACGCGGGCGAGACGCTCTTTATGCACAAGAACTATACCCGCGCGCACAAACTTCCTGAAATCGGCGCACGGGTCAAGGGTCGCATCGGGCGCGTGGATAATGAGGATAAGCAGGCGCGTGCGTTCAACGTGGAGGTGTGCAAATGGGAACTAAGACAGGAATCGAATGGACTGATCACACGTTCAATCCATGGATCGGTTGCACCAAAGTAAGCGCCGGTTGTGCGAACTGCTACGCGAAGACCCGCGATGACAGGCACATGCTCGGACCTGTGAGCCATTGGGGGCCAGGCGCGCCGCGACATGTCACCAGCGCAGCGAACTGGCGGGAGCCGTTGTCCTGGGCGAAGTGGTGGCGCAAGGAAGGTAGGCGCGGCAAGGTGTTTTGCGCCAGCCAGGCTGACATCTTCGAGAGCGAGGCTCCGGTAGAAGCGCGCCGCCGGCTGTGGGGTTTGATCGGCGAAACATGCGATGCTCTCGACTGGCAACTCCTCACGAAGCGACCCGAGGACATCATATCGGTCATGTGCGACGACGGTCTGAATTTAGGTTTCTTCGAGTTGGCTCATTGCTGGATCGGTGCAAGCACGGAGAATCAGGCCGCCGCCGACAAACGCATCCCAGCCTTGCTCGATGTGGACGCCGCCGTGCATTTCATTTCAGCAGAGCCTTTGCTTGGACCCGTCAATCTGGATTCGGAAGACGCCGGCGGATTGCACGCGCTTGGATGCGGCGGTGGAAAGTATTGCGCGTGTGGCACTGTCAGTCTTGATTTGGTGATCTGCGGCGGAGAGAGCGGGCCGAACGCGCGGCCTATGCATCCTGATTGGGCGCGCTCGCTGCGAGATCAATGCGCGGCCGCGGATGTGCCGTTCTTTTTCAAGCAGTGGGGCGAGTGGGCACCTTGTGAGAATGGGGAAGTTACGCCGAACCCGCAAGACTGGGATACACCACCCCCTACTCACGAATTCCATGGCGATGATCGACCACGGTGCGCGCAAGAGGTTGTTTATCGCATCGGCAAGAAAGCTGCTGGCAGCTTGCTCGATGGCGTCGAATGGAAAGAGTTCCCGGCGGTGCGCCCGTGACACGCAAAGTAACCGCAGCAATGCCGAAGAAGCTCAGCCTTGGGGAAGAGACGTTCGCGCTACAGTGCCAGGAATGTGCGCAATTTTATACCATCGACAAACCGGAGCGGGAGTTCAAGTTTTGCTCTTGTCGCCGCTGGAGGTTTGATTTCGCGTGGCCGTGTTCCAAGCTGGCAGTCGAGATCGAAGGCGGCACGTGGTCGGGAGGCCGGCACACGACTGGGGCGGGGTATGCGAAAGACCTGGAGAAGTACAATTGCGCAACTTTGCTAGGCTGGCGAGTGCTCCGCTTCACCACTGCGATGGTTCTCAGTGGCGAAGCTATCGCGCAGACGCAACAGGCGCTCCAGTGAGACGCATGGTGGTCATCGCCACGCTGCTGCGGGGAGCCGTTGACCCGCCGGAACCGCTGGACGAAGAGAACGCACGGCTGGCAGCGCTATCGTCAGCCTCTCCAGAATACCGGGGAGTGCGCTACGAACGCGACCCTTCGCTGACCGCAGAGCAAGAGTGGATGGAAGAGTTGGGGCGCAGAACGTTTCCCAACCAAACCCGCGCAGAGTGCGCATAACCGAAAGAAAGGTGAGCATTGTGGAAGACGACGCAAAGAGACTTGAAGAACTCACGCGGCCACTGATCCAATGGCTGAACGAAAATTATCACCCACATGTAGCTGTGATCGTGACACCGGTAGGCGTTGAACTCTTCGAGAGTTACTGTTCGGTGCCGATTACAGACTACGTGCCTGATTAGCGCATGAAGTCTGGACCCGCAGAGTTGCAACGTTACCGCGCGGAAGAGATCGATCAGCGCACAAACGCACCATGGGAGAAAGGAAATAATGCCAGAAACGGACACCGCAACGAGGATCGTCATAGCTCTCAGAGCGGCGCAAATTGCCAGACAAAGCCTGGAGATGATGGACCTATCTCCCCGCCTGTGCAAAATGCAAATGCTGCAAATCACGGCTAGCCTGAAAGAACTCCATCAGTTTCTCAACCAAGAAGGAGAACCAACCAAATGAAGTACTCATTCAACCCTGCACCGCCCTGGGAGCAACTAGGGATAAGCGAAGAAGAGTGGAATAAGCTGCAACGCGAAGTTGAGCAGTTGACGCACTCGGCCAGCGCGCAAAAACCGATCGATCCCAATGACCCATCCGAGCATATCCAGCGATTTGGTCATGACGCACCGCCGACTCGCAAGCCCCGCAGCGACAAGGACACTCCGCGCACCCCGAAAGCGCAAATGCTCAGCGTCGAGGCTGTGAGCGCGATGAGCACCGACCAGGTGCAGGAGTTAATCCGGCTGGTCGGCGCCCGGAAAGAGTGGTTGAAAAACTGGGAAGACGCGCAGAAGCAAGCGCAGAGGTGCGAGGCCGATTTCAAGCACTCCTCCGAGGCCCTGCTTGAGTTCATCGAAGCGCTCGCGGTGGCGAAGTGAATCCGCGCGGCAAGCCCCAGGTGGGGCGCAAGATCGTTTGCAACCACTGCGAGCACCGCACCGTCAAGGGTACGGCCCGCGTGCGGCGCAAGGTGCTGTTCTTCTTCTGCCCGGACTGCTGGACGAAGAAGCACGCGGAATGTAACGAGCAGATGGTCAAGGTGACCGCATAACCACGCGATGGAATTCGCAGAAATGAGACAGAAATGCAAGCTCCCAAAGTAGACCTGTTCACGATTTGCCGGGGCGCGGCGCATCCGCTTTTCCAGAACGCTCTGGAGAAGGAAACCGTCAAGCAGGTTGACAGCGGGATCACTCAGGAGGTTA